GCCTTTCGGTTCTCTCTGGATAATCTAGGTTAGCAACCTATGAACCAGTTTAATGGATTACATTCCTTAGAATGTAATACTTAAATTTGTTTGTAAATAGTAGTTTTACTGCTTTGTACAATAGTACATTGTAAAACGGGTGGTACCCTATGGTCTGCCGTCCCTCTCACGAGGAACCGCGGAATAGGGCCTTTTCCTTATACAAGCTTCTGACCCAATAATTTATTTTATTGAGTTGGACTTGGGATAAGAGTAGTTTCCAATAAAATGGAGGACCTTTGTACTAATAAAGTGGTACAATGATTACTCTTATTCGACCCAACATCTACTATATAATTAAATAATGAAAAAAAACAATAATATTATTAATAATAATAAAAATAATTTCTTTTCAAATATGAAACTATATACAGATGTCTATAAGGCAGGTTCTATGATCTCACTATCAAATGAAAAACATTTGATGTTAGTGCTTAAAAATATAGGATGACGAATAGTTACCCTATCTTTATTAAGTACTAAGGAGACTTCCCGATTTAGAATGCTACACAATTTCGGAGTTTTTATTCTTAAAATGAATAAAAACCACGGTCCTGTGTACACTGTTAAATACTTGAAAGCATGTCAACTTGCTATTCAGAAAAAGTTAGCAGGTCAACCTTTCTCATCTATGAGAGAGATTGAACCCGACTATAACTTCCCGAGGCTATCCAAATCTGGACTCCCTTCTGTTATTAAAACAACAGATAGAGCTTCAATTTGTAATAATAGTTTTAGGATTATAATGTTATATCTTTCTTTATTTTCTATTTATAGAATTATAAAAATTGATTTTACCCCAAAACTTAAAACTATTACTGATAGCTTCACTGGATCTAACATCCATCTTAAAGATTTTAATATTTGACTTGAACGTAATTCTAAGCCAATATTACAAAAATTTTCAAGATTCGATGTTAAGGATTTGACTTCGTATAAGATTCTTCCTATACTAAAGTCATCTCCACAAGGAACCAGAAGTTATACTCACTTGATAGGTTCTTATATGGGACTTAAAAATAGTAATGTTTTTAATTCCATTAAGAAATATCTTGAGTTAACTAATTCTTCAAACATCCTTACTCTCTTTAGAAACATTGAATATATCATGGATAGATTCTCTGTTACTTCAAAGAGTTCGGATTTATCAATAGGAAAACTTTCTTTTAAAGAGGAAGCAGCGGGAAAACTTAGGGTTTTTGCAATGGTTGATATAATAACTCAATCCATTCTCCAACCTTTACATCTTTCTCTGTTTTCTCTTTTTAAGAAAATCCCTAATGATTGTACCCATGATCAAGATCGAGGTTTCAAATTAGCTCAGAGTTTATCTCTTAAGTATAATTGTTCCTACGGTTTTGATCTATCTGCTGCTACTGACAGACTTCCTATATCATCTCAAGAGTCCATTCTAAATTCTCTATTTGGAATTGGTACTCTATGATCAGATATATTGGTTAATAGAGATTATAAAATAATTTCTAATAACTATGGAATTCCTACAGGTAACATCAGGTATTCAGTGGGTCAACCTATGGGGGCTTTATCCTCTTGAGCTATGTTAAATTTAGTTCATCATATGATGATTCAATTTATCGCAGTCCATTTGGATAAAGTACCTTTTGGTAGTTGATATTCTGAATACGTAATATTAGGTGATGACTTAGTATTATTTGACAAGGAGGTTGCCAATCGGTACCTGTCTCTTTGTAAAGAGTTAGGTGTTGATATCAATCTTTCTAAATCAATAATATCAGAGTCAAAACCAGTATTAGAGTTTGCTAAGCGAACTTCGGTTAAAGGAGTAGATGTTTCTGCTTTACCTTTCAAAGAATTATTATCTTCTAATAATTTCTTTGGACGGTTAGCTCTAACAACTCGTTTAATCCGGAATTCATGAGGTAAAAATCTATTTAAGATATTAGTTATTGGTAACAAGAAGAAACAATCTTCTCGTATCGATACTATATATCCTATGATAGGTCTTTTAACTCAAGCTTACCAAAGAGGTCTAATACCCTTATCTTCAGTTCTTTCTGTAATTACAAATAAAGATAAACCGTTGTCATTCTTTGGTAGAAATATCAGTTGAATGACTCCAGTTTTAATCTCTAAAGTAGTTAAAGAGTTCCTGAAGACAGGTAATATTAGTAAGTTTAGTCTACCAGTTAGAGAACGTTTCTTTTCGGAAGTTAATACTATTACTTTTAAAAATATACTTCTACATAGGATTTGAGATAGAACTCAAGATCTATTGAAGTTAGATTTAATTGAAAATCGTATTAATCTTCTAAAGACCGTAATCGAGTTTTCAGATATTAATTCTGATCACCCTGATTATATCAAACGTTTAAGGGAAATTCACCCTTTCGCTGATATTTTCTATTCTGGTAAAGGTCGAACTATTCCTTCTCTGAGATCTCTCAGATTAGGTTTAGATATCGATCTTACTGCTACTAAAGGTATAGGATATAGTCTGACTTCTGGATCACTCCAGCCATCAGATTTATATCGGTTATATCTAGATCGTTTTGAACATAGAGATTCTAATAATTTCTATCAATCAAAGCTTTTCGTGGATATAACTCTTCCACAACTTTTAGAGCATTTAGACATGCTTACTAACGTGTTATTAACCACTAAATTTTACGAAATCCCGAAAGATTTAAACAAAGAGAAACTTGATAATCCTTTAAAAGTCTTAGACTTTATAAAAGACATCATGGATCCTAAATTTAAAGTTCAATCGGACTTTGTATTATTTGATGGTTCTTATACCGATTCCTCAGCTCCAGTTGATAAGTCTCCAGGATTTAAGCCCCAATTTGATTTTGGTTCTAAATCGAAGAAGAATAGATTTAATATCACTATCATACCTAAATAGTATGATAGACTGTTATATCTATTAACAACCTGCTGATTAGACAAATGTTTGCCTAAGTCTTCGGATAAGGTTTCTAAAGGTTTGGATAGAGTGAAAACTCGTACCTGTGGCTTTAGAAATGGTGGATATTTGAATTTTCAGTTAAAAGGGC